TCAGCAACAAGCTCGTTAAAGCCGAGTGACTGGCTAGCAACGATTACACGACGCTGATTACCAACTTCGTAGTCTTGCTCTACTGATACACCACGGAGTCGTGGAATTATGTAGTTTCGCAAGTTAACTGCGTAAGCTACAGATGCACCAGCTACTTCTGCTTCGAAGTTATCAGAGATGATTACGGGTGAACCGTAAACCGCACCGATAGTGCCAGTTACTTTAGTAGCAATGTCAGAACCAACATCAGTAATATCAGCAAACTCTGGGTCTGCAAGCAAATCGTAGTATCGTTTCTGTGAAACAACATATGCTACGTCTGAAGGCATAACACCATACTTGCCCATATCTTTACGAGCCTGAAGCAACATAGCAGCAGTCAAAGTTGCTGAGTTACCGGCCGCAAGAGTAGCGCCATCAAGATCAAGAGCACCACCAGTAGAAGCAGTAGCAAAGCCTTCGATACCAGTAAATGTGCCGTTACCATTAAGAATAGCTGAATCAACTGCACGAGCGTGGGCGCGGGCAACAGACTCAATAAGCATAGGCATTAAGTTAACCAATACTTCTTCGTCTACATGGTTATCCATGAAAGTCTGTGAAATCAAACGGTAAGCTTGAAGAACAACTTGCTTGGCTTGATAAGTATTTGCAGCAACTTGTGTGCGGTTTTCCAAGTTACCAGCAGCGGCGGCGCCTGTCTGCCATGTAGCAAGGTTAGTGTCGCCCTGAATTGGCAATACTTGTGACTGAGAATTAATCTGAATTTCACGGAACAGCTGAGCTGTGCGCAAGTTAAGAGTAATTTCCTTCTCGATTTGACGAGAAACTTCTGTAGCAATGTTTGGATCAGTTCCATCATAAGCCATACCAGCTTTCTGGAAGATACCACGACCGTAATCGGTATCAAAACCTTTTCCAGTCATTACACCCAAAACGTGTGCATACATAAATTCTTTGCCAAACTTAGTTAAGTCGCCTTCTTTGGCTTCTCGATCACCAAATACACGCTTTGATTCACGCATTTTAGTAATTTCTTCGTTCTTCTCTTCGAGTTGAGCGGCAAAAGTCTTGATAACTTCATCAATTTTTGCATCTTTCTCTAAAAGCTTTGCTTCGACGTCTTTCATAAGACGCTCCGCTCCTGACTCTACACCAGTTTTAATTGCAGATTTAACCTGCTCTTCTTGAGCAGCTTTAGTAGCGGCCTCAGCGGCTGCTTTTTCTTCTGCTTCTTGTGCTGCTTTAGCCACAGCGGCTTTTTCTTCGGCTTGCTTCATTGCAATTTTGGCAGCAGTTTCATCAGCTACTTTCTTCGCAAATGCTTCCAAGTCGATTGGGGTATTAACTTCAGACATTGTTGTCTCCTGTTTAGGGGTAGATTTTTCTACCTCATCCGGTGTGTCACTAGCTACGCTAGATGCATTAACATCGTCCTTAGCCAGAGACTGACCGGCTAGATCCACACGATTGGTTTTTTGAAAAGTTTTCTTGAATTCTTCATACTCCGACATAGAGTCAAAAGATTTCGATATTGAGAAAGTTGCTGCCTGATTGCACGGAACGGAAACTACCGATACTTCAAACAACTCAGCGTCCTTTATCATTAATCCGTCGGTTTCCTGAATGTAATCAGCATCCTTGACTCGGAAACCAACAGAAAATGCTCCAAGGATACCTTCTTTCACTAATTGTGCTACGTGATCTGGTGCTGACTTTGAGATTTTTGCTTTTAGCTCTAATCCGTTTTCAGTTACCTTTAACCCCGTAGCGCGTCCAATAGGCTTATCATAGTTATGATTAAAAAGAATAATCGGATTCTTTTCAAAATTACTCAAACCGCCTTTTGTCCAAGCGTCTGCACGAATAACATCGTTTGCACGATCTTTATCTGCTGTACTTGCCATTCCACAGATGTGAACGCCTCCATCATCTTCATCAAGAGTTTTAAATGTAGACGTAATATTAAATATCTTTTCCATACTACTTACTCTTACTCACCGCGGGTGCGGGCTTTGTCGAAGGTTTTGCAACTTTCGGCATTACTACAGGCTTTGGCTCGGGCTTTGGTTCAGGCTTTGGAGCTACTTTTGGTCTTGCAAGTTGCACCGCTGTCAAAACTCGTGTCCAGTTTCCATAGGTTTTTCTAATTGCTCTCGGTAAAACCGGATTAACAACTAGAGCGGAATAACCGCTATACGTGATATACTGAGGTAAATTATATTCTTGAAAATCTGCCACGAGTCTATCTAAAATTTCTTTTCTTTGTCTTACTGACATTATTCTTCTCCTCCTTCTACAGGTCTTCCACCTTGTTCTGGATTTACTGCACTTCCGGCAATATTGGCGGGAACGCGTAAGTCTTCATGTCCCTCTAGGGGCTCCATACCTAACTTTACTCTTGCCTCATTTGGTGAAATAATCCCAGAGTTAACAAGAGATGTATAATAAGCTGCTTGATCTCTTAACTCTGGTTGAAGAGCAGGTATATTTGTAACATCTTCTGTAATAATAAAGCCAAAGTATCTTTCAAGCGCAAAATTAAGCTTTCGAACAATTGGAAGAACTGTCTCTAAGTAGTAAAGTCTTAGGTTAGGTCTTAAATTAGCGTTGTTTCCTGAATCTAAAAGAATAGGAGGAACTCCAATTGCTTTTAAGATAATTTTTTCATTTTCTGAAATTGCATTTTGAAAGTCAAGTTCTTTAAAGTT